CGAGAGCTTGCTCTCAAGAGCTATGCTGAGGTGCAGCCTGACTTCGCGAAGCAAAATTATTGCCACAAACGGAAAATTGATGTCTATTACACTACACATTTCTGATAGCCACAAAATGAGCTAAAGTGCGGTCTGGCGTTTTAGAGTTTCTATTCTTTCTTTGATAAGTTTCTTTGGAAGACGGTTATTTGAGCTCAGAAGACGCTCCAAGGCGGTTATCATTTCACCACCCTCAACAACAGATTCCTTTGTCAGCATATCGGTGAGGAATAAAATACCAGAGACTTTTACATTTTCAAGCGTAGCCTTATCCTTCAACTTCTTGTCACCGGTCAGCAAACGACAATTGTTGTCTATGGCATAAACCATGACGGAAATGTCTTCCACGGACAGATTACAAACACCATTGTATTCAGCAACCTTTTGGAAAACAGTTCCTACCTGCTCACCTGTAAGAGAACAGACGCACAGAGTTCCCTCGTCAATAATGCTTTGGACTGCTGCATACTGTTCTGAATCTTCAATCTCGTTGATAACGACATCCAATGTACGGAAGTCGAGATTAAGTTTCTTGCAATACGGTAGCAATCCGGCATTATAAAGGTCTATCAAAATATTTGTGTCATTGATAACAATCTCCATACTTACATCAGATTGAGAGTGTCACGGACTTCATTGACTGACTTATCCAATAGTGCTGCTGCTTTGGAATATGAGATAACCTCACTGGCAAGCGCACGGTATACCAAACGCTCAAAGCGGAAGGTATGCTCCATTGGATAGAGACTTTGTTCTACAGCCTCCTTGAAAGAAGGAAAAGCATTCTTCTTTTTATAGAAAGAAGTGAAGCGTCTGTCTGTAATGATATTCAGTTGCGCAGCCTTTACCATAAGAGCATCAACAGAAATGCCGTATTCGCGTTGAATGGCCTGTAGTTCGACCAAGGAAATATCGTGACGGGACTCACCAATCAGATTCTTGAACTTATCAGATGGTATCAACACCTCGTTTGCAAACACGTTACACATATTCTCCTTGTCAACGCCGTCGGCACAATGCATCAGAAGATGACCCAATTCGTGGAAAATGGTGAGACGCTTGCGTTCAGAACACATATTCTTGTTGACCACAATAACAGGTAAGCCTCCTGCCTCGTTGCAAGTGCCAGAGAAAGAGCTGTCGTGATCAATTTCAATAATCTTCACCCCAACGCATTCCAATAAGTCAATAGCGGAGACAATGGCATCAGAACCGATGTTCAAGTCATTGCGAAGACGCAAAGCTAAGAGTTTCGCTTCATTCTCTCCCTCGACAGTAGTGTTACCATAATCCAAGCAGAATTTAGACGCTATGCCAAGAATGGACTCGATTTCAAGATACTTCTCTATTTCGGAGCAGACAAGGTGTTTTATAGACTCAACCTTTTTGATTCCAAGGCTAGACTTCTTGCGGAACTCAAATTTGGAAGGGTCTATATCAATGGTGAAAGGACGAAAAAAGTAGTCAAGTTTCATCTTCAATGCGTGGGATAGCACAATTAACACGTCACTTGATGGCATCATCAGTCCCTTTTCATACTTTGCAATTGCAGTTGGCGACACTCTACCATCAACCGAATTGCATAGTTCACGTTGTGACATACAACGGATTTTTCTGGCGTTAACCAATCTTTGAGCAAAAGTATTATCCATAATCAATCATGTATAGGTGTGCAAAGTTACTAATAATTCATCAAAATGCACACTATTAACAATTATATGACATAGATTTTTAACAAATATTTCAGAAAGATATATAGTGCAGAGCGACGGAACTTTTGAACCCGTGGCGCCCTGTAAGGGCTGTTCTCAAATCCTCGAATCCGTACGCAAAATCGAAAAAATCCGTGTCATCCCACCAATCCTTGTTCGTCTAAAAAAACCGTCATCACGTCAACCAATGCTGCACCCTGCGAACCCTCCGCGTTCTGTGCCCTAGCACCTTATTCATATTCACCTTCGCCTGCTCAGCACGCTGCAACCATATAGGCAACTTATCCGGGTAAACCATCCCCAGCCAGTCCGCCACCGTCGAACAAACCAAATACTCATGAATCAACTCACTCAGGTAATGTGCCGTTGTCTGCGAAAAAGTCTCCGGAACTCGCAGCTCCATCAAATAATTACCATCTTCCGAAGGGCGGTCGTCCACCTCTTCCCCATTCCGAAGGGCCGAATGGCTGTACCGGTGCAACGCTTCCACGCATTCATAATACTTCAAGTTCAGAATTCGGTGCAGTCTATCAGCGTTCCCCATCTCACCAATATCCGCCACCTGATGTTTCGGATGAGGAACCTCATCAGGAACCCCATGCGACTCGATATACGCAAGGTTCCGTATGTCATAAACCAATTCTTCGCGGTAAAACAACATACGCAATCCGATGTAATCCGTCTGTCTCGTCAGTGTACACTTCATAGTTTAAACATATAATTTAAAACAATCCGACTTCATGCAGTGTTGCTCGCCTCATCCATAAGGTGAGCAAACCACACGTCAAACTATCCCCTCACGGGGCGAACGGGGCGAACACGGCTATGCACAGCCATCACCACCTCTCTGAGGGAAGCCGCAGCAAGTTCTGCATACACACGTACCATTTCCGGTTCCGTCACAGCATACCATTCCGTCAGCATGCGGTTACGCATATAAGCATGTGCGCCCTCCGCCAAGCTATTGCCAAGTCCACTGTTCCAGTTATTCGGCATTTCCAGTTCAAGGATCATATCCGAAGCCTCAAAACCCGGTGTATGGGAACCGGTCGTAGTCGACGAACCGCGCACATACTCTCCCACTGCACGTCCCAGTTCCCCGAACGCCTTTGTAGCACTCCCCCATAGCTTCTCCACATGAACCTTATTATCCTCCGTAGCCATCAGCTCATGCAGCAGACGATAATTCTCACCATTCTCAATAACCTTACCGCGATGAAACGTCTCTGCTGCCACCTCAACAAGCAACTCACCCCAATCAAAATATATCTCAAATTGCTTCATATCCCAATCTCGTTTTATCAAATACAAACCATATCACTATATCACCCGGCTTCACCCACTATCGGAGGTTTTGAACCCGTGGCGCCCTGTAAGGGCAATGTCAGTGCAAACCGAATGCAGAGCGACGAGAGCTTGCTCTCAAGAGCTCTGCTGAGGTGCAGCCTGACTTCGCCGAAGGCAATGGTATCTCAGCCCAGGGTAAAGCAGGCCGAAGGACTGCGACACCCTGGGTCCCCTCAATGTCCAGGGTTTAAAAACTATCGCGCCCTGTAAGGGCAATACGTCGTCAATAGGGGCAACGCCCCGACGACAAACAACCGCAAATCGGAATGCAGCCTGACTTCGCCGAAGGCAATGTCAGTGCAAACCGAATGCAGAACTTGAAAACTCGTTTTAGCGATAGCTCATTTTTATGTTAATTTATATATAATGTATAACACTATGTTATATATTCACTATCTTTGCTTCAAAAAAATAGAAATCATGGAAGTAGCAATCAAAAAACAGACTGCATTCAGACTTGATAGTGACCTGTTGGATGCTTTGAAAAGTGCCGCCAAGCGTGAGCATAGAAGTCTAAACAATTTCGTGGAGTGTATTCTTCGGGAAGTGGTATACACAGAGCCGAACGAGGAAACAAAGGAAGCCATTGCAGAAGCTCGTGCAGGCAAGAATTTGAAGAAGGTCGATATGAGCAGCTTTGAAAACTTCATTAAATCTTGTAGTGAATGAGAGTGGTTAAGAGTGGAAGCCAGTTCCGAAAAGACTTGAAGCGATACAGGAAAGACAAAGCCAAGCTTGAAAAACTTTACGACATTGTCGGATACCTGGAACGCTGCGAAGACGTACCCAAAGAGTTCAAGCCGCATATGCTTTCAGGAGATTACGCAGGACACATGGAATGTCATGTGGAGAATGATTTTCTCTTGATTTGGATTGACGACGAAATCGTAAAGCTGGTTAGACTTGGCAGTCATTCTGAACTTTTCGGGAAGAAAAAGAAGGGCTAACTACTATTAGCTTATAAAAAAAAGCAGCGCGACTTATACCGCGCTGCTTTTTCTCTTTTAAGAATCGTTCGGCTACCACTATTCGCCCTCGTCAGCCTCGCTGATTATGTCGCTATCGTCTCCGCATAAAGTGCGTAAGCGGTCTTCTATCGTGCGTACTTCTACATGGGCTTTCATGTCCATATCCAAGGATTTCATCTTCGGAGTATGGAACTCAAGCAAACGCAGTTCCGCATTCACGCGATCTTCAGGGCTGAGCTGGTTCATATCCATTTCAAACTGAGATAGTATCACAGCTGATTCTGCTTTCGACAGCAACGGCTGTTCCCGTGGCATGAAGTAGTCTACTGAGTGACTTTTCAAAAATTGCTTAAGGGGATTGTCTTTGTTGGGCGTGCCTTTCTTACGACCGCCGGTCTTCATTCCTTTCATGATAAATCTGTTTTCTAAGTAGGTGTTCAAAATTATTTTTACATTTGAAACCGCGCCAACCGCAGTGCAGAGCGACGGAGGTTTTGAACCCGCGGCACCCAATTTAGAACCGCAGTACCCCGTCATTATTCGGAGGTTTTGAAACCATGGCGCCCTGTAAGGGCAATGGTATCTCAGCCCAGGGTAAAGTGAACGACACTCTGGGTCCCCCCACGACTGGGTTTAAATGGTATCGCGCCCTGTAAGGGCAATACGTCGTCAATAGGGGCAACGCCCCGACGACAATCAACCGCAAATCCGAATGCAGCCTGACTTCGCCGAAGCAACAACTGAAACTTTCAACACTTACTTAAACCGAAAGCATCTGCTGTGCACGTTGAACAGCTTGCATATCGGCCGATTGCTGAGCCTGTTGAGCTAATTCAGGAGATATACCTTCGGGAACTTGACCGGCTGCAACTTGTTCCTTTTGCGATTGGATGCTTTGGAGCAAACGGTCTGCAAACGGAAAGTCGCCATTTTCAAGTAGCTGTTCCACGCTGATTGCCTTAGCTTGCCACAGCTGCATGAGTAAATCGTTCGTCAGCATGCGGTATGCTGGAGTTGAAGTACTTTCAACAATGCTTAGGTCGAACTCTACATCACGGATTTTCTTGGGGTCATATTGTACAATGCTGCTATTCTTTCCACTGATGTTAAACACCTTGGGGGTATCGTAAAACTGCTGAATGTTCTTCACGTCCTTATAGGCTCCGTCTCGGATAAACGACGAGTAGGTGTCAAGCAGGTCAAGCAACGACATGGTGGCATTCTGCGTCTGTTGATTGTACAAACTGGCTGACATGCCGCTATAGCCGGGCTTACCTTGAATGGCTCCGTTCACGCCGCTTATATCTTCAAAGAATTTCAACTGCATATTGAGCAGTTCCGATATGCCGATTTGAGTTGCGTTATTGGCTACTTGTTGCGGTAGCGCGGTGCCTGTCTTCGGTTGTTTAATCATGATGACGCCATTGAATCTTGCCCATTCGTCGGCAACGTCTTCAATGCTCATGTCGTCGGGCAGGCATTCTTCTGGAAATAGCAGCACGCCCTTGGCCGATGCACGCATAATCCAATCGTACATGGTAATGAGGCGGTTGGTATAGCGTTGCTGGTCTATGACGTTGCTGACAAATGAATGGATTTCGCCATCTATAAATGGATAGGCCTTGAACACGTAGGGGTGGCTCTTGTGTTCGTAAGGGGTCTCACCTTCTTCTAAAATGTCACCAAAGGGTGATAATATGTAGTAATACCAGTAACTATCCATCATCCACTCATAGCGGATAAGGGGTATTTCGTCTTCGCTCATACCGGCTTCAACGCCCATCTGCAGGCGATGTTCGTTTTCAGCCAATACAAGTTCATCGAAATCTGCCAAATCTACTTTAAAGATGTCGCCATTGTTCACGTCGTGACATCGGTAGCGCGGTTTACTTTCCTTACGCCATACTTCTATTACACGACAGCGAGTGTTGTCGCGCGGTACAAGAAAATCATAATAGCCATGTAGCGGATAGCCGAAATTGTCGTACGTGGCCGAAAGGTAGCTGCGATCGCGGGCGTAATGGTATATTTCGGCCAAACGGTTATAGCTCGTGGTGTCGGTTGCAAAACGGCTACACAAGTCTTCAAACGATATATCGTGTATCTCGCCAACACACGTGCAGTCCCAACCGCGAAAGTCGCGCATGTTATTGTCTATAAAAAAGTTATTGGGCTGCACGTAGTCCGTCCAACAGTCTAATTTGTTTTCTCTCCAGCCATACCACTTTCGTTGCACAACGAAGCCGCCAATCAGAAATTCTTCCATGCAACGGGCGTTGATTTCGGTCATGCGGTTCAGTTGCATGTTGCATTGCAGTACTATCGACATGGTTTCGCCGTATTGCTGTTCGTCGCGGTCGCGAGCGGTGCAGGTTGGTTCTTTGCTCTGACTTCGATACACGCCCAGTACAGCTTGTACCATACGGCGGATGAGGTTGTTCTTAAGTGGGGTGTTGCCTTGACTTCTGATATACTCCTCCTCCTTCATAACCACGCCATTTACGCATATTTCGTCATCCCACTGGCGGCCGTAGGTATAGTTCTTGTTGCGTTCACGGTCGGTTCGGTATTGTTCCATACTCAACCAATACTGTTGAGCGGTAAAGAGCACGTCAAGCGCGCGGCTCTCACCCATTTCTTTCTTGCTGCGCTTCACGCTGTCGAGCGAAGGATCGCGCTGCAGCACGCGGCTTATTCGGTGTAATTTAGTTGTTTTCATCATTTTTTTGCGCAAAATAAAGACAACGCGAAGTTACTTCTCCGCGTTGTCTTTTACATGATAACTTTTGCTTTGTGAAGTCGACTGAACTTTTAGAAAATGCAATCGTCGTCAAAAAGGGTTAGACGACTTCATTCAGCCTTTCGAAGCGTTTGTTTCTGGTCCAATATGCTGTCTACGGTGTGTATCATCGCTGATTTCAACTCGTACAATTCTTTTTCCATACGTTTCTTCAACACCTCGTCTTGCTCGCTCTTGAGGGCTTTGTGGTACTTGTCCACTTCCGTAATATATTCATGGGCTGCCATGGCCGATAACAATTCGGGCGAACCATTCATCTGTGCTATCTTTTGGCTGTAGTCGCGTTTTCCTGTTTTAGTTTCGTAATTATAGCCTTTGTAGTCTTTGATGAGTTCTTCGCTGTCTGCCTTAATTTGATAATAGCGATTGTTGATGGCTCGATAAGCGGTACGTTCGCTGCCCGATTTCACAAAGCGGTTCACTATGAGCAGATTGCTGGGGTCGTATTCGCGCGAACCCACAACGGTCTCACCCGTTTTAACCAGTTTGTCTACAAGGTTGAAATAGCCGCCCAAATAACCGCGACCTAAATGTTCAATAACGGATGGGTTCACATCTAGCCAACCACTCTTCTGACTATCACCGCCCGACAGCTCGTTGAGCATTTTACTCAAACCCACCAGTTGCTTATTGGTATTGCTGTAAGCCTTGGTGTATGCTGGGTCTCGCTCGTTGTAGGCTGTCTGCTTGTAAATCGGAAGACCCGTCCACGATTCGTTCGTTAAAACTTCGAATGCTGGTTTTGCAAAAGTGGGAACAAACGCGCCGCTTCCTTCGCCTACTACGTCCAACGGAAGCACCTGACTGACTTGACAAAGCACTTCGTGAGCCAGTTCCTGGTTCGTGTAGCGTTCCTTGCCGCTCATCACGCTGCCCAACAGTTCGCCCATGCCGTAAACGGCTCGGTATTCTACAGGTAGCGGAATGCTTGCCCAACTCTTGCCGTTTATGCGCAACATCAGGTTGCTGCGACGGGTATTGGAGGGGTGGTCAAAGTAGCCGTTTCCTTCTTCGGCATCATCGTCATCATCACCGGATGCACCGACCATGGCATTGGCAAGTCCTAAAGCAAACATAATGGCCATGGCGGTGAGTGCCTTTTTCGGGTGTCGCTTCACCACACGACCGAAGTTCGTAGAACCTTGAATGGCGGCGTTCCAGAAGGCGAAGAAACTGCGGCCTACACCGGACAAGAAAACAGTCTGATAGATTGCAACATCTTTCGTCAGCTTCAACAAATTGGGATTTTTCCACGATAAATCTCGAATATCGTTTTTAACCTGGGCTCCATAACTATCCAAGAATTTAGCACCTGCTCCCTTCTTATTGAAGTTCACGCTGATTTCCTTAGCATCGTAAATGCTGCGGTCCAAAGTTCTTCCTGCTTCGCGCGAGGTGATAAAGGCGGCAAAACGGGCACTGTTTTCGGCGGCTTTGTTAAACAGGTCGAGCATATCGAATGAAGCATTCCACACCTTACGTACTGAGGGATCTGAAGAAAGTTTCTTCAGTTCTTTCTTGATTTTCGTTTTATGCGCATCAAGGTCACGCATGGCGGTGTAGCCGGTTTCGCCACCATTTGAAATAAACTGACTGAACAGCATTTCTGTAGGATCTGTCAAATCCAACTTGCCATTCATCAAGCGACTATACAGACGAATCATATTGAGCAGATTGGCACGCGTGGCGTAGTTGCGATTGAAGTTCACTGCGTAGCTTGAATCTTCTTTCAACCAAACCATGGTATTAGTATATCCTGCGTCTCGCGCTAAGTTGGTCAGCACGAAGTCTGGATTTCGAGTGGTATAGACACTTGACAGCCAGCGGTTAGCACTTTCAACCGACCGAGCCATTACTCCAATCGCTCCCGACATATCATTATTCGGATTCGTCAGTCCGTTCACGGCTTGTGCTGCACGCGGATTGCCGTTGATAGTCAGCACATAGGTCTTGCCGTTACGTTTCACCATCACTTGATGTTGCTGCATTTCGCGCGCATTGACTACGCGGTAGGGTATATCCGGGCGGTCTTTCTGGCGTACAAAGTCATCCGGGTTCTGAACCATGAGTTGCTGCATCACCTGTTCAAACTGCTCCATCTTTTGGCTCACCATCTCGGCTGTGTCGCTATCTTCAAGTTTGTCCGTACCGGGCAGGTCTCCGGGTTGCACCACGCTCCACTGGTCTGTAAACGGGTCACGGCGGAGCCAGAGTTCACTCACGCTGATTAGGTCACTCGGGTGGTTCAAAGCAAAGTTCAGCAGTTTCTGCTTCACAAGCTGGTTGCGGTTGCCTTGGGCAATGGCACTCTCTGCCATCATCTGCATGTAGGCTAAGGGGTCATCAGCCTTGCTGCGTCGGCCCATAGCGGTTTTGATGGGACTGGTAAACACGCTTTCAGTGCCGCCTAAGTAGGCGTATTCTTCATTCGACGTGCGTTCGTCAAAACCGCGGAGGGGTATGTAGAACTGATACATCGAGCGAATATCATCATACGTGTCGCGACTTATCATGCCGGTATCAAACGATTTCTTCAGCGTCCCCTGCGTCACGGTGTTGATAGCGTCCCAAAGGGCGTTCGTATCGTGGGCGTTCTCGTAGGCATCTACCATGTCATGGGCCATGAGTTCTGCATCTGCCACAGCTGCTTTGCCTGTCAGCGTAGTAAGTCCTGCATAGTCCGTCTTCTGTCTGTTTTCGCTGTAGAGTGCATCTTCTCTCTCCTGCATGCGTTGCTTCACGTCGTCCAATGCATCTTCCGCATCTTGGTCAAGCGGGTCTTTGGCTACCGCGCGTGCAGCGGTGCGCAGTTCTTTCTCAAACTCCTTGCGTGCTTCTTTGGCCGCGGCTCTGCGGGCCATCACTTCGTTGCGCTCCAGTCCGTGCTTCGCAAACAGGTAGTCTATCAGTTTAGCGCGTTCCTCGGCTGTCGGTGCCAACTTACTGACTTCTTCGAGCATGGGGGCAAACACTTCGCGTGCAAATTTTTCGGCCTCGGCTTGGTTCACAGACGATAAGCGGTTCTCGCCTAAATAGGCGTTCTCAAAACCGTCAATGTCTTCAATGTAAACGCCCTTTCGGCCTTCGGCTTCAAGAATACTCTCCATAGCGGTGCGTAGTCCGAGCATACTATCCTGAAGGGCTTCTTGCGTTTGATACATGCCCGATTTGATGCGCCTTTCGTAGCGGTCGCGGGCAAGGGCTTGCGTGTACTGATAGTCATTGCCGTCGCGGAACAGAATTTCTGCAGTCTCTTCCTCGCTCAACGCTTCGTTCTCGGCCACACGGCTGCCGGCTGTTTCGGTCGGTGCAAATCGGCCTACTTGCAGCGCGTGCTGTTTCGCCACATCGCGTGCCTCGGCAATGAAGGTCGGATATTTACCGGGTTCCGTCAGGTTCTCATAGCTGCGCCAAAGCACATAGCGGAGTTCGTTGTCCGTCAGCGTCTGGCCGTCCATTGCTTCAAAGCCCAATCCGCGGAGCATATCCAGGAAGAAGCCCTTGATTTTCGCCCACCACTGCGGCGAGGCATGCTCAAAGTCGGTGCGTTCGGCAAGGTCTGCCAAATATTCCTCAGTAGCCGTGCGCACGTTCCACCCGTGTTTGGCTGATGCTTCGGCTATCTTTCTGCGAATGCCTTCCTCGGCATTGCGGTAAACCATATCGAGGAAGTCGTCGAAGTGCTCGCCAAACAGCTGACGCAATCCGTAGTGAGCTACAGCCTCGTGCAGCAGGGTTTGCTCCACGTCGGCCGTACTGGCATGGTTCGGCAGCACAATCGTTATCTTTCCCGTCCGCTTATTATAGAAGCCTTTGGCCGTGCGCTGCTTGCCTTCCAACTGCGAAGCATCGGTCACGATTTCTACGTTCGTCAAATGCAAACGTTCAACCAACTTCTCCGCGTGCGCTTGCATTCTGCCTCTTTCGCGTTCCGCAAATTGCGCCCGTTGCTTCTTCGTTCCGCGCGGCTTACCCATCATCTGCGCCATCGGGTCGTTCAGATAGCTCAGCATATCGTCGGAAAGTTCTCCCTTACCTTCGCGGAAATTATTTTCCGCTGAACCTTGGGAAGTTTCGGGATTTTCAACTACCTTTGCAGCATCTTCAAGCTCTTTGCTATTTATCTTGGTTTCAGAATGGTTCTGAAGTGCCTCGATAAAGCGAAGAGCTTTTTCTCTGTTTACATAGGTGGCCTTTTTCTGATTAAGCCAATATATTATACCTTTTGCCTCTTTGGGGAATAGGGTTGTTACGTTATTTACAACCAATACGATGCCTCCTTTTCTTTTCTTTTCGACAGCTTTAACTACAACAATAAAGTTTCTACCATTCTTCTTCAGTTCCGTAAGAATCACCTGACTACTATTTCCCACTTTATTGGTTTCTTTAAAGATAGCAATAGGGTCATTGATATACAATGGAAGATTCAGAATATCATCAACATCAAACGGATGATCGTTCTTGTATTGTTCTTTTGATTTTCTTACAAGCTTGTCGTACTCCAGAATTATTTCAGCATCAGCTATTTCCCCTAACTGAAGAATATGCCCTGCCCTGCCTAAACTAACAACACGATTTTTTTGATTCGGGTTATCACGAAGGCTTAGAATTTTTTCATTAAACCGTTCATTCACCGCTTTCAAGTCTTCATTCTGATGCTCATCAAAAGAGGCACTATCGCCTAAGCTATCAGCCTTCCCCACATTCTCCATAATGAAAATCTGGTCTTCGCGAGCCACATCCTCGGTTTCTTCCGCCAACGACTGACGGCGCTCTTCGGGGGGCATGTGAAGTCGATTCTGCACGTTCCGAGCTTCAACCTCACCGGCGAGCTGGTCGTATCGGTTGTTATATTCCCCTGATCCAAATTTGCCCATAAGTCGTTGATATTCATTATAAGCATCTTCATAGCCCTCGTTGTCATAGCCTCGTGTCCAAAGATTAAAACCTTTGTCAAAAGCTTCACGACTGGGTGCAAAGCCATCACCAAACTCCAAACCCAACGACTGATATTCTCTAACCAAAGCGTTGTAAACATCTATCGGTCGCGCATCATCGCCAAGTTCTTTGCTCTTATCTTCAAATTCATCAATAACAGACCACGCTTCATACTTCTCTCTAAAACCTGCAAGGTGTTCGCGATAGGTTGTGCTGTTCCCACCCATCGCAAAACCTTCAATGTGCTGAATGGCGTGCTGAACCTCGTGAAGGATTACACCTTTACCTACTTCATCGAAACCATAGCTGTATGCCTTGCGCTTGTCGCCCCACATCAAGTCATGGTACCTCTTGCCCAATTCAGACTCAAAGAATTTAGCTTCGGCTTCATTCATAGCCTCTTCCCATTCATCTTCTCTGCCTATATAGGCATCAGGCATATCACCCTCAAAGTACTTGGAATATTCATTGTACTCGGGAGTGGATTCAATCTGCTCTATTTCACGACGCACATCTCCCGGTTGGGTGCGATGGCGATACAGCCCCATGCTCAAAGACATGTAGCCACTTGGAAGATATATGCCAGATACGCCTCCATCCATCTGCTGTATGCTTACAGGCAGCGTGCGCAACTCAGGATAAGACCGGTAGAGCTGTTCGTTGTCGAGGATTTCGCCCAAGGTGGTTTCGTAATGAACTTCACCATCAGAAGAAACCTTCTCTTTTACATTCGGCTCTTTCTTCAACTCTCCATCCATGATCTCATACCGCCACTTACCGTCACCACCACGCTCCCAACCGGTAGCCAACTTGATAGCCTTCGCGTCTTTCTCCTGACGTTCCATCTCGCGTGCCACGCCTAAGTTATCAAGGCGAGTAGTGGCTTCTTCAGCCTTGTCAAGAGCTGCTGCGCCTTGTTGGCCGACGAACTGGAAACGTATGCCCTTTGCCTGTACAGCTTCTGTCATCGCACGTTTTCGGTCGCCTGACTTGTTGGAGTCATATTCATACAACTTTAGCCCTGCACTCCGCAATGCCCCCTTCGTTTCCTCCGAAGCATCTGCTGGAACCACAGCCGCTGCAAACTCTTCCAACCGTACCGGACGTTCAAACTTCGTTTCAAAGTACATGGCAGGATATTCCTCGCGGATGGCATTTACCATGTCCTTCATCTGCTGAACGTCCTCTTCCGACAACTCAACGCCATATTCCTTCTTGGCAAATGCCTTCGGATTCGATTTTGTCACAACTTCCTCCAATCGGTAGAGGCCTGTATCGTCAAATGCACTTCCACCCGGATTTAGCTTTATACCCAAATTGAAATACACATCTTCCCACTTCTTGCGGAAGGATTCTACGTTCTCATGATCAGGAGTAAGCTTACCTTTCTGCTTGCGGATGGCAGACAGCGTACCCACATTCTTCATCAATCCTGCAGCAAACTTGCTGAACGAGCCATTCCAGCCTGTAGCTGCGGCCAGACCTGCCTTTTTCATCTGATTCGAAACATTCTCCAGCGTATGAGGAAGATAGGTTCGACTACCGTCAGGAGCATACCCACTGAACAGAACTTCCTTTATTCCGTATCGTTCTTCCAGTTCGTTGCGCCACTTATTGTATTCCTTGCTTAGATTATCCGATTCTCGAACTTGGTTTATGGCATCCAGAACGGTACCATCGGCATCTACTGAACCCTTTCTTCGCAAATCGGCCTTGACTTCACTGGCAAACCTGTACAATGAACGTGCTTCATAACCACGTTCGTTGATTTCGGCCAAAGAGTCATTCATGCCATTATACATGATACCCTTCTTCACTGGCGACTCGGCAATCTTCTTTTCAAGAACCTGCTTTCTCGTGGAAATATAAGCGTTGAATTTCTCGCGGCTTCCTTCAAAGCGCGATTCAATATAGGCATCAAGAATAGCCTGTTCCTTAGCATCGCCCTCCAATGCTTCCGAAGCTTCAATCATCTGATGAATTTTAGCCGGATACAACGTAGGCATCTTCTTTATTTCCGGTGCCATACCCTTTTCATGCAGGAACTGATAGGCCAGTCCGTCTGCATCACGACCGTCCATGTAACTGTTCCAGGCTGTGCGAACAACAGGACGCACCGCTTCTGGGAGTTTCGAAAGGTCATCATAAACCTGCGAACTTCCATCACCGCTGAATTGTCTTTCCACTTGCGGATAGGTGGGGGTCCAGGCATCACCGCTGAACGTACCGGCGTTTTCACCTTTCTTCTTGTCAATCAAAGCGGATGGAGCAATCAGCGATATTTCACCATAACCTTCATGGCTTCCCTGTGCCATATCAATTACAGCCAAACTCGGATTGGCCAGTCCACCCATCTTCAAGGCTTTCCCTAATTTCTCCTCGCTTATATTATGTATGCCGGCTAACGAACGTCCCTTTTCGTCCACAGCCATCGGATTCACCCCATTCAGCATATCCGCCAGCACGCGGTCGGCCACTTCTTCGGCACTCGTGAAACGAATGTGGAAGAGTTCGGCTACCGACTGCCAGAACTTTGCCAAAGCCTGCTTCACGCGCTCGATGGCAGCCACAGCTGCAGCACGTTCAAACACACTCTTCCCCGTCTCAGCCGCTGCCTGCTGCTGTGCCTCGCGCAAACGTTCGGCACCGCGTCGGCCTGAATAGTGGGCAAGCACTTCGTCGGCAATTTCATCATCGGTCTTCAGTTCAGGGTACAAACCTCTTACCTCCTCCCAAATGGGGGTGGCTTTCATCAGGCCCACAATGTCATTCCATGCCTCTGTGTTTACATTGCGTATCATGTCTGCCCAAAGGTGAGCGTATTCGTGAATGGGCGTTTCAGCAGTGGCAATACGTGGGTCAAGGTAAATTTTACCATCAACCGTAAAGCCGTAAGCCTCGCCACCGGGGGTGCGGAAGAAGCGGATGTGGTCGGTGATTTGTGCATCTTTTTCGTTGAAGATGACAAAGTTGCGCGCAGCATCTTTGCGACCGCCACTGAGGGCTTCTGCAGGATAGGATATACCGGTAAAGCCGATCGATGCAAGGAACTCGCTTGCTACTTTGTCGCTGCCAAGTGCCTCTTCAAGTTCGGCATATACATCTTGTCCCTGTGCCCTCTCGTTCAAGACAATACGTTCTCCGTTCTTCTCAAACGTAGGATGATTTCCATCCACTACATTCCAGCCACCAGACTTCAATTTTTCCGTAATGCGTCCTATTTGCTCCCTTGTCAATGGCTTCTCCCAATGCAAATAGTTCGTACCGTTGTCTTCGGGGATTTCTACGGTGTAGAGGTGCTTATTCCCATTTTCGAGTTTGGCCAATTCTTCCTCCCATTCCTTGATATTATTCTCCAGTTCCGTCTTCGTAGCCGAAGGAGGCATAAACGGCAACTTTTCTTTGGCACGGGATATATTGGACTCAAGTTCATTGATCTTCATTTGCCAGGGATTTCTGGCGTATGCTCTTCCGATACCTTCCACTTCGGTGACGTACGTTCCCCAACCATAGGCTTGCGCACCTTCCCCCTCACCCATGTGGCTGTGGTCGAAAGCATCAAATTCTGCGCCGCTGCCGTGGAATACGCGGTGCTCGCGAAGTCTTGCACGCTGCTTTGCGCTCTCTTCAAGAACTTTAACACCCGGTCTGTAAGACATCTCAACATCTTTCAGTAATTTTGCAACAGATATAGAGTTGTTCGTACCGGGGTCGGTGGTAGTTTTTCTATCATTAGCCAATGTTCCTGCGAACAACTCTATTTTTGTAGCCTCATAGGAGTAGGCTTTATTTGCCTCGTTTTTATCTTTATACTCCTTCAGCGTAATCTTTACCCTGTAAATGTTTCCATTTATTTCAACAGCCCCATAACAGCGGTGGATGAGTACGTTCTTGTTGATTTCATTCCCAACTTTTCTTACTCCATTCTCATCTTTTTTAAAGTCAGGAGTTGTTTCTACGTCCACACTATCATGAATAATTTCGGGTAGTTTCTTAAGCACAGCCAAATGCACATCCTTGCTATCACTTTTGGCAACAGCACTCTCAGAAAGGTATTTATTGACAGCAGTAGAACTGATTTTCACATTTCCCTTACCACCACTTTCTTCGTTATCCAAGGTACGCACAATGTGGCTCTTAGCCCATTCCTTGGCTTCATTGAAATTGGCAAATCCATGATCGAGCTTTGCACGCTCAATATGTACATACTTATCAGCAATATTAGGCTCAACGCGACCTTCGGGATATCTATCATAATCGTATTCCTCACCAAAAGCCATAGTTCTTGCCCTTCCGTTCACCTCGTCCAGCACCTGCTGCGCCTTCTCGTCCACAACCACTTCCAAACCGCTTTGCTGAGCCACGTCAACGAGCGCATCGCGAAGCATGGCCTCCTGCGTTGAAACCGCCGAAGCACCAGGCTGTGCAGCATGCTTACGCGCCTTCTCGCCTGCTTTACCCTTTTTCGTAGCCAATAGGTGTTCCGCGTATTCGTAAGCCGTTTTGTTGGCTACAAATCCGTTGATAAGATATTCCGTTTTCTTTCCTGCTTGTTTCACACGATTCTCAGCCTGAGCCTGTTGGCTTGCGTCCATGCGGTTAAGCTGTCTGCGCGAAGGTCCTTGCAGTTTGTCCACTTCCTTTGTTCTTAATTCAAGCGTACCCTCTGCCACGTGTTTTTCGATGAATTGCGCCATCGTCATGCTACCCTCTTTGCCAAAGTTCGAAACACGTGTAAGTGCTTTCACGATAGAAGCTCTTCGCAGAGGTGTTTTGCCATTAAGAAAATCGCCAAACCGTTTGTTTGCCTCCTCCGCTTTCTGTTCCTTGGCTGCAGCTTCGGCTCGTGATGCAGCCTTTTCTTTGTGGGAAATGATAGCACTGCGAAGCTCATACAATTCGTCATTCAAGGCTGTTTGGTTCGCAAATGTGTTTTTATGCTTTTTGAGGAAAGCCTTTTTCACATCATTGGGCAGTGCATTTTTGAGGTCGTCGCCATACTTCGCCATTAGTTCTTCCCTATCGCGTTGCCACTCCTCGGCCATAGGGAACACCTCGGCCATTTCCTTTGTGCCGAAACTCATCGCATTCTGCAAGTACTTTTCACGTGCCAACATCTCTTCCAGCGAACTGTCTGCATGCCAATGCTTCCGCTCGTAACCTGATTGACGCGGTGCTTCTGCCTTCTGCTTCTGCTCACTCTTGGGGGCTTTTACCTTAACACCTTCCTTAACAGGCTTCAACGTAGCATTCGTATAAAACGACAGCGCACGCGCATTGGCAATTTCGCCACTTTTCACACCATTGTAAATGTCGCGCAAGTCAGACTGGTAGCCGTTTACCTCAAAGAGCGATGCTGCACGGTCAAAAAAGTCCTTTTCCGTTTCGGCTTCCTTTGCCATGCTGAAAAGCTGCTCGGCAAGCTGCTCGTTCTGTTCGTTGTGTGCGTCGAGTTCGGCATTGCGCTTCGCCACCTTGTACTCGGCAAACGCCTTCGTCTTGCGCTTGCGGCTCTTCACCCACTCGGTGAAATCAGCGAGCGGAACGGCTGTAACCTCCGTGCGGTGTGTCTTCGCCCAGTCAGCCTCATAGTTGGCAAAGTAAGCACCCTCGGCTTCCTCCTGCGAGTTGAAGCCCAGCATCACCTTGTGTTCATCAAACGAACCGTCGGGGTTGTATTGGTCCACCACAAACACCGTTGTGCCGTCCCATTCGTCAAGGTTGTGGGCAAGGAACACGTCAATCGCATCACCATCCACGCCCTTTGTTCCGCCAAAGTAACCGTAGGTATTTTGCATCGTCGTTTCCCAAGCCTTGCCGTTGGCATCTACACCTGAGCGCACAGAACCGCGGGGCTGTTCGATGACTACATCAAACGGCCCTACCTTCACACGTCCCTTCTTGTAATTCCCGGCTTCCTTCTGTCCCTCCGTAGGCTCCGCATTCGTCTGCTGTTCTGCACGTGTAACTTCCGACTGCAGCGAAGTTTCTGCATTTTCTTGGCCAGAAGTTTGCACAGCTGAATTTTGAGGCGTATCTTTGCTCTCAGAAGATATTGGTTGGGAAGAATTCCCGCCTCTGTCAACAGTTTCACCCTTTGCGACCTCGGTCGGATTGTTAGCAACTTCAGCAGTGTCGGTGTTTGCATTGCTCCCAACTGTGGGTTCGGGCCAAACAATATCGTTTTTATCCGTATATTTATTTCTGAATATACCACCGCTATTCACATTCCAATAAGTGCCATCGTGAGATAGCTCTACATACAACGTACACTTATGCTTTTCGTCATGCAACTCAAGCAGCATATATGTTTGGTTGCTCTTTCTATTTCGTCCAATACGGATTTCCTTATAGTTTCGGCACACATCTTCAACAAACTTTTGCACTGACGGGTAACCGGCTTCCAATATTTGTTGCCCATGTCCGGCCTGTATGTGAAGCAAGCCATAACCGATATTGTTACCTTCTTCATCTGTTTTGTTAAAGCCTTCATTCAATTTTATAGGTGCGGCTGTCAAACCGCTGTTTTTGGTAATTTCGCCAAACACAGTAGTTCCATCAGACGATAGTATGAATGGATGACCGTTTTGATCTAGTTCTTCAGAAAACTTTAATTCTTCGGTCTTCGATAAATTATTCTTTTCTCGTCTTGGAGTATGTCGTAAATTTCTCTGTCTTCCTCGCTCATTGTCAGTCTGTACAGTTCCTCCCTCAGCGTCGGCAGCTGCATTTCCTGGCGCATCTGTTCCTCCTGCGCTATCATCTCTTGCGCTTCCTTGTCGCCCTGTTGTGCGCGTCTCATTGTTGCCACCCAGAGCATGGCTTCCATTTGTTCCATCGTATTCAATGTTTAGCACCTCGCGAATAGCCTCAGCCAGTGTGCGCGGTGTGTTGTTAGGATTAGGGTTAAATAATAAATCGGGCTGCTGACGGCCTTGCAGCAAATCGAACATTTCGTTAAACGTCTGCTGAATAGCCGTTTGCGTCTGCACCTTGTACATAGCAGCCAGCGTAAGGGCGAAATTAGTATATTTACCCTCACGTGATACTGACTGCCCCGTCGAAAAATCAAATTGCATTTGCTGCAGCCATGCCATGGTTGCCTTTCGCGCCTCCTCGAAGTTCTTAGCGTTAGCAAAAGCCGCATCTTGCGAAAGTTCGTAGAAAGCCACAATGCTGTTCTGAATTTCGGGCAGCATCTTTTCGGATTCGGGCGTAGAAAAGTCGCGGTAAGCCGTAGCAAGTATCGCACGCTGAGCCTTAGCCGGTAGCGCATTGAACATATCTTCAAGACGTTCCGAACCATTCTTGAAAACAGCCTGATAAAGTATGCCACGCAAATCGTTCTTCGCTTCGGGGGTTACTTGGCCGTCGGCATTGAAGGCTGAGCGGTATTGCGTGGGCGAAATGTAGTGCTGTGCTTCCAGCCATTTCAGCGTTTCAACCGCATGCTCATCAATCAGTTGCGAAACACTCGCATCTTCGTCCGTGGTGCGCAAGAGGATTGAGGCAAAGCGTTCCGCCTTGTCTCCCATCTTCTGCGACACATTGCGAGGCTTGATGCGTTCCGTGCCTCCGCTTTCCGTGTCCTTCACATCATATTGTCCAAGTTCAATAGCCTGTTCGTCCGTCACGTCCATCAAATTAACCAGCACAGGCTGCTCCATAGCTGCAATGTCTTCGGGATTCAGTCCGTATTCAGAGGCATGATCCATCAAATACTGCTTGTAGGCGGCTGCCTGTTCAGGATAGCCTTGCCACATGCGCTTAAGGGCTGCCGTGCGGTTGTTGCCCTGAATAACCTCGCCACGTGCGTTTACCGAAGGAGCACCCGTGTAAGCTGTAACGCTTGAAGTGATTTCTTCGGGGTTCATCTGGGCGGCCATTTGTTCGGCTGCATGCACGCTCTCGTGGTCGGTACGCTTCTTCGGCTGTGCCTCGGGCAAAAAGTGCAGCACATTCGGCTGACCGTTCTGATGGCTGGGTTGCAAACTTCTTGCATCCACAACCGCCACACGTACAGGCTGTGAAACTTTGTGGGTAAACTTCACGCTCACTTCTTTACCCACAGCTGCTGCAATGGGTTCCTGACGGTCTGCGCGCTGTCCGTTCTGCATGCGGTAACCGCGTTCTCGGGCATTTTCGGGCTTGTCAAACACAAAGTCAGGCACCTCTGTTTCATCGTCCTGCGTCACTTCTCTCTGCTGTGCCGCCTCAATCTTCGCACGCTCTGCTGCTGCAATGCGTTCAGCCTTCACCGCTGCAATGCGTCTCCACGCTTCAAGCTGCGCCTCGGCTTCCTCAATCTGTCGTTTGTGCTTCTTCTGTGCTTCCAGTCTTTCTCTTACGGTACTACCGGCGCGCACCTTTGCCTTTTTCGCCTTCTGTACCTTGGCTTCCATGTCGGCCACCATGTCAGTCACCACCTGCATAGCCATAGCCTCATCACCTTCGGCTTCTTGCACAATCGCGTCCCAAGCCACATCAGGAGCCACGGCCTCATACACGGGCTCTCCCGTCTTAGCATCTACCGGAATGCCATTGCCCTGCATTTCTCTTTGCTGACCATTTGCTGCAGCATCATTTTGATTTTCTTCCTCAACATCAACAGGCCCAGCACCCTCTCTACTCCAAATCACTTCATCCGCTTCATCGCGCACCGAACTGAGCATTCCATCGAACTCATCAGTCGGGAACACTTGCACAAATCGCCCATTCACCGGACTATCGGTCTGCACTTCCACGCCATCCGGTGTCACTTGAAGAACCACGCCATTCACAGCTGAGCCATTCGGCAAGTCCAAAGTAAAGCGGCTGCCGATTTCGTAAGTGGGTGCAATCTGTTGCTGTTGCGTTGCTGAAACGCCTCCCTGCGGTGCGACCACACCTGCTGTTTCGGGTGCAGCAGTTCCACTCGCAGCACCTTCTTCCTGCTCAATTTCTTGGTTCGTAGCTGCGGCAATGGCTTCCTCACGTTCAGCAATTACTGCCTGTGGGTCAGTAGCCTCAGCCAATTCACTGATACGATTAGGCGCAATCGTAAAGAGTTCGCCCGTCTGCACATCTTGCACATACAGCACATCGTCCGACTCCTGCTTATCTACCCCGGTACCGTCAGGATACAACACCACCTTACCGTTCAGCACATACACCTCGCGTTCGCCACCATCAAGTGTCGCTTTCTGAATCTGACCCGTCTGTCGGTGCGTAATCTGTCGTACCTCGCGTTTCACAGCATCGGCTTGTTCGTTCGCGCGGTCCTCACGCTGCTGCATCATGCCTTCGTAGGTGGCTTGCGCGTTGGCATAGTCCAACACGGGTTGAATCTGCTCGGACGTAAACCCTTGCTCCTCCAAGGTGTGAATATAGCCAATCGGGTCATTGCCCATGGCTTCGTCCAAATCTTCGCCTTCTTCCAGTTCCAGCAGCTGCGCCACCTGTGAACGTATTTCGTTCAGTCTGCGGTATGCCTTCTGTCGCTCAGTCGGTTCAGTTGTACCGTAGCCTTCTTCGTAGGCTTGGTCGAGTGCCTGTCCAATCGGGTCCAGCGTCCCCTCCTCAGCTCGCTTCTGCTCAGCTTGCGCAATGCCGTGGTACTTCTGCGCAGCCTTCGTGTATTCCAAAAAGGCCATACGGAAACCAATGGGCAACTGTTGGTTGTCCATCACCTCGCGCAAAGTCTGCTTCTTCTCTTCGTCCGTTCCGTTAATAAAGGTGTTGCGCCACGTGCCCCACTGCTCCAGGGCGGCATTGTTGTTGCCCAACATGCCATCAATCTGCCGACCGATGTCTGCCATTTCATTCAGGGCGCGTTTCTTGGGTGCAGTGTACGAAGCGGTCTTCACGGCAGAGAAGAAGCCACCCATCACGGCCACCGAAAGGAAGGTCTCGATATTCTTGTCTACGTTGAATACACCGGTATCCTTGTCGGTGTCAAAGGTACTATCGCCCACCATCAAGGCATTTTCAACATTGCCCAGCACCTCTTCAAGGTATTCACCGGTAGTACCATTCCAATGGGTGGCATTTTCAAAATCAGTAACGGCTTTTGCTACTTTGGTCGATGACACATTGCGCATAAAGTCATTAACAAAACCCAAGCCAATCTTATCAAGGGCCTTTTGTCCGCCTTTCGAAAAGGCCTTCCCGATAATGCCGAAGTAATCGCCAGCCATTTCGGTCTGATTCTCAATGGTGTTTGACAGGAATGCCTTGCCGAAGGCCTCGCCCCAGTCCACACCGTTCTTATGTCCGCCGTAGGTTACGCGTCCGAAGTTATCAATGTCAGTTTCCACTTCCCCGATTCTGCGCTGCACAGCATCGGCAGCCACCCGTGCCTGTCCAGTAGTAGCCGACATGGTAGCAGCCCCCAGCCAATCGCCAGCAATACGCGTACCGGCTTTCGCCAACAGGTAACGTTTGGCTAATTGTTTGAGCTTTTCCTTGCCGTATTTTTTAACCGCCCACTGCATAGCCTTGCGCTGCGCAAACTTACCCACACCTGATGCCGGGTTGAGAGCCATTTCGAGCATAAACGGCACAGCCTGAGCCGTTACCGTACCTGCCGTGTTTCCCCAACCCAAGTGTTCTTTGTTCTCGCCCTGAATATGGTTGTTGTACGCATAGAGGTCAAGCATTTTGCGCTGTTCAGGCGAAAGTGCCTCCACACCCCCTTTGTCCGCCTTGTCAACGGCATCAAATATAGCCAATCCACCGGCAAGGTCCGAAAAACCAAAGTCCCAGTTCGACAATTTCGAAGCCTGTCTTTTAAACGAACGCCCAGTGGCTGCACCAAACGACAGCACATTCTTTCCGGCTCGCTCTATCCAGTTGCTGCTATCCGCAATCCATTGATCCGACGCCTTAGCATGTTCTGCCTCGTCCAACGTATCAAGTGCCTGATTCACCTTGTCAAGCTGCATCGTCAGTGCTTTGTACTTCGTGTCCTGCAACTTATCGGTAAGTCTTGCAGCAGCCTGCGTCATAGCGTTACCGGCAACACCCGTCGCGAAGGAAGGAACCCTATCGGTCGCTCCTTCCAACTGCGAAGAACGTGCATTGAGTTCCTTCTCAATGCGCGCCTTCTGCTCCAGCAAGTAATTTTTTGGGTCATTGTGCTGCATGTTCGCCTCAGTCAGTGCTTCGCGCGCATGCTGCGCCCCCGTCTGCGCAAGTCTCGCTTCAGTTTCGTTCTCATATTCGCGGCCCAATGCGTCTATAAATGCGCCGTCTTGATTTTTCGGAGCTAAAGGAAGCCCAAGGTTCGATTGCCCTTTGAACCCCAGTCGCGTAGCGTTCTTACCAAACTGACCGGCAGTCTGTTGCAAATAGCCATTCACATTCTCATGCTGACGTTGAGCAGCCTCGTTCTGCAGCCGCATATTCTCCACAAACGCATTAGCCTGGTTCACGTCGAACGGTTTAGTAGCTGCATCATCCTGAGTTTGCTCGTCCTTGACAGCCTGTTGTGCAACCTTTCCGCCCGGCTGCACCGCAGCCTTCGGATTAAATATCGTATCGCGCGCACTCTGAATCGTCGAAAGCGTGTCAACCAGCTGCGGCTGCTTCGGTGCGGCGGAAGCTGCTGCTGTAGGCTTCGCCACCTGCATGCGTTGCATAAACTCACCATACGATGAACCGTAGTCTTCGCCATTTTCCGAAAGCAGATTAAACACTTTCTGTCGGTACGGGTAATTCTCGTTCCCAAGAAACTTCGTACGGAAATTGTTGTAATCCTTTTTATAACCACCCTGCTTCAGCGTGTCATACAACTGCTTGAGTTTAGTATTATCTATTGGCATACTATTAGTCTTTTAATATATTTTAATCCAAATCCTCGTAGGCTTTATTCTTAGGCTTAGGTTTCTGCACGAACTTCGGGTATCCACCAACCAAAACCTTACGCGTAGTAGTTTTTGTGGTTGTTTCCGTTGTACCGTCAAGCCGGGGTTTCTCGGTCTTATCAGTTTCCGTAATAGTTCTACTTTGGTCTTGCCAAGTCCCGTTTCGTCTGGCAAACTTTTCAGCTGCATCAGCTTTTGTGAAATAATGTGTATTGCCGAACATATCCTGAACCTCATATTCCCCTCGCGCGTTCTTAATCACCGCGTTCGTCTGCGCATTATTTCTGCGAACCTGCGAATCGTACACTTTACCCTGTTTATTCAGATTGTTGAGTTTGGCTTTAGCAATCTTGTCAGCATATTTAGCGTTCGTCGTTGCGGTTTTAGCATCAGCCTCTGCTTTACCTGCCTTTCCCTTCTGTTCGCGAACTTTGTCAGGCTGTAGTTCTTCGAGCCACAGGTGTTCTATCACCTCTCGCTGCGCCTTCTCGTTCGCCAACTTCATGCGCTGCTTGAGTTCATCAGCAGTCATGTTGAACTTATCACGCTCCAGCTTCATATTGCCAAGCCTTTCCAGCATTGCCAAGCGCTCCTTGTCACCAGCCTCACGCTTAGCTTCCGCCTCCTTAGCCTTTTTATCCGCAACCTTGATCATCGAACTGTTCGGGTCATACATCGAAGGCGCACCCTTAGCCGTGAAAAACAAATTGCTCAGCGCGCGCAATCCGTCCGACACAGCCCCGATAACCTTCTTCGACCGCTCCATGCGTTCGCGCTTCTTCCGCTCTTCCTCGGTTTCCGGTTTCCGGCGGTCTATTTCGGCTTGAATCTGCTTGATGCTTTCGTCAAAGGCAGTAGTCCGCGTAGGCTTATCGGCTGAATCGTCAGCCGTAGGCACCACAGTCGGCTTAATCTGTTGTGGCTGCACCGTAGGCGTAGGCAGCGGTGTTGGTTGGTTCGCATGGGCCAGCGTGCCCTTTATCGGCTCATCCGCTGGTGCCGGTGCTTGTGTGGCATGGGCCAAAGTGCCCTTCACGGGTTCCGGCTCCGATGGTGCTGCCGTCTGCTTCGGCTCGTTCCCGGTCGTCTGCTGTGGCTCGTTCCCCGCAGGTATAAACGCCCCCTTCGGCTTATTCTCTTGTTCGTCCGTCATCGTCTAATCTGTTTTCAGTATTTGTAATATTAAAATGCCGATGCAATGTTAGCCCCAGCGTCAGCCACCCCTTGCACAGCCTTTCCCACTTCCGTAGCTTGCTGAATCTGCAAGTTCGCCATTTGGTCGTCCAATCGGTCCTTACGCTCGCGATACTGCTGCTCAATTTGATCCTTTCGCGCATCCGCATTCGCCACAATTTGCGAAGCCGCATCCGCCAGCGCCTCATTGTTCTGCTGTTTCGTAGCCGCCAGCGCCTCATCCGTTCCTCCCATCATAGCCGCCTGCCCCTGCGCCGCCTGATTGCGATTCTTAATATTCTCCTGCAATCTCGTCAACATCCGTTGCGCATCAGCACGTTGCGTAGCATCTTCATTATACCGCCTATCAAACCAATTCTGATTATCCTGCTGCTTCGCCCGTATACGCTTCTTTTGCTTACGAATAGCCTGCGAAGCCTTCGCTCCGCCAAAGATGGAACCACCAAGGCCCAATACACCACCTGATATAATTCCTCCTAAACTCATGTGAATGATATTTCAATGTTAATAATGCTGCCAAAATTAACCAAGTACCTTTGCACCCATCGTATATCTTTTGTTTCATCTCATCAACCACCCATCACATCAATATGATGGCTAATACGTTGTCTTAACGTAGAATCATTATCGTAAGATAGAATCCTTGTCATAACGTAAAATCATGCGAACTACCGCTAAACTAAATATCAAGGGATTTAAGAATGGAATAAAAAAAAGTGCAGGTACCTCACGGCAGCCGCACTCAATCCATTGTCTATCAACAATTAAAAAAAGATAAAAATAATGGATAACAAAACTTACAAGGTGCAAATTTAACAATTTCACCACAAAACCAAACCATTACATACCTAATTATCTACCTTATCTACTAATAGACCGTAATATGTTAATAGGTGGCGCAAACACCCCGTTGAAAGTTTCATTCATCCCCATTCGTTTTTGAGAACATTCCAACGACCATTTTATTATTTTCGAACCACCCATTTCCGCTTCTATTGTTTAACTTTTAATCTATTCTGTACTTCCCGAATTATTGTGGATTAAGTTCACATCTCATTTTATGTTGCGTATTTGTTGCGCAAAAATACAGCAACCCATCTAAGTATCTATTATTAAGGAGTTTGCGAGTAGATATAGGATTTTACGAGTGAATTTTAACAAGAAAAACCGACCAATGAGCAACGCGCTCTGACAACATCAAAACGCATTATAAATGTTTACGTATTGACATACAAGGCATTTATGATGCGTTTCATTTTTGATGATATAGACGCGTGGATTGCTAAAAATCTACTGACCCTAAATGACACCAACTTGATGTCAGGATATACTTCAAACAGGATTGCAGCCCGTTGTTTCTAAACCCCAATCACAACTACAAAAAAAAGAGTGCATTAAAACTTTCATTTTAATACACTCTACTTAATTAGTTGCGGAGGCTCGACTCGAACGAACGACCTCCAGGTTATGAGCCTGGCGAGCTACCAACTGCTCCACTCCGCGTCCTTAGGATCAACGTTGTTGTTATTTCCTATTTGCGATTGCAAAGATACAAAATTTATTCTTATAGACCAAATATTTTTGCAACTAATTCTTTAAATTCTGCTGAATCCCAATCATAACTACAAAAAAAGAGTGCATTAAAACTTTCATTTTAATACACTCTACTTAATTAGTTGCGGAGGCTCGACTCGAACGAACGACCTCCAGGTTATGAGCCTGGCGAGCTACCAACTGCTCCACTCCGCGTCCTTAGGATCAACATTGTTGTTATTTCCTATTTGCGATTGCAAAGGTACAACTTTATTCTTATATACCAAACTTTTTTCTTGTTTTTTCTCATAAAATAATCACATTCTTGTCAAAATAGGTGATATAGACTACTTTTTACATAGTTTGGTTTAATATAGAACAATAAAATCCCCATATATCATCAACATTGAATCAAATTATGCGATAATATATGAGGGATTTTAATCGTATGAAATACGACACAATAATAAATTACACATCCAATATGATGGCACCACATGCTGGAATATCTACATAGGTAGGCTTATCAGCATTAAGTGACAATGTTTGTACATTTCCCGAAAGCAAATCAACAGCGTTGCGAATTCCCGAACGCAAAGTCAGAAAGTCAAAGGCATTTTCGGGTATGCATATTCCGACATGAACAGGAAACGAATCAAAATTTGCTACTACCAACAATGTCTTACCATGTTCTGCCTTTCTAAAAAAGGCATATTGTCTGTCAGCATTGTAGCCAAAGTCTCTCCGATAATTCGCATATTGCAAATCATAAAAACAACCTTCCTGAATTGCCGGTTCCGATTTACACAACTTTATCACTCTTTCATAGTAACTATAAAGCTGTTTTTCCAGGTCTGTACGCGACAACCGCTTATCTGCAAGTTTACGCAAAGAATCGACACCCCAGTAATCAAAAATTGTTGTTCTACCGTCTAAGCCACTAAAACCTTCAGCATCCATGCCCGGTTCTCCGAGTTCCTGACCTGCATAAACCATAAACGGATTCTTACCCATCGTTGCACTCACGACTAAAGCTGGCAAGGCCTTCAGTGCATCGCCTGCAAAAAAGGCAGAAGCGATTCGCTGTTCATCGTGGTTTTCCAAAAAGTTAAGCATGTGATCTTTTATATCATCAACGACCTGCCAGCAACCAGTTATACAATTTGCAGAAAGCCCGTTACATATCACAGCACGCAACGTATCGTAAAGTCCGACTTTATCATACAAATAATCAAAACCGCTTTGAATGTAACGACGATACTCTGCCGGATTATACACTTCGGCAATAAACTGAATGTCTGGATAAGATTGACGAACCTTTGCTGTAGCATAAGCCCAAAATTCAGCCGGTACCATTTCAGCCATATCACAACGGAATGCATCAACGCCCTTACCTGCCCAGAATAGAAGTATATTTGTCATTTTTTCCCAAGTTGATGGGATAGGATCAAAATATTGCTTACGTCCATCCAAATAATCCACGCCGTAATTCAATTTTACGGTCTCATACCAGTCATTTCGACTGGGCCATGCATCAAAATGGTCATTACCAGTTACTTTTGCAGGATACTCTTTATAAGGAGACAAGGAACGTCGTTCTGTATCAAAATCTGTATGCAAAGGCTGACCTAATACATAATAGAAATTATTTTGAGGGTCAAATGCCTTAGTTACATTATCATCACAACCCAAATCCTTCACACCTTCAGGACAAGCATCACTCTTGTACTGACGTGCCACGTGATTTGGAACAAAGTCAATCACAAACTTCAAACCAGCCTTATGCGTACGCTTCACCAGATTTTGAAATTCCTTCATACGCTGGTTTACATCCACTGCTAGATCCGGATCGATATCATAATAATCCTTGATTGCATAAGGAGACCCTGCCCTACCCTTTACCACAGCCGGATGATCTTGAGCTATTCCGTGAGCCGAATAATCCGTCTGCGTAGCGTGTTCAATCAGACCGGTAAACCACACATGCGTAAAACCAAACTCTGCAATACGCTTTAACTGTGTATTTGTAAAATTATTCATTTTGGCACAGCCATTTTGTGCAAGCGTTCCATCGTGCACATTTGTGGTATTGCCATTGCCATACAAACGTGTAAAAATCTGATATATAAGTGGTTTCATAATTTTGATTTATATAATTCTAATAATGGGCTAATATTCAAACTTGTACTGAAAGTTCAAGCAAGTCTGCCAATCTGTTTTACCTGATACACTTAGTCTAAGTTAGCTTAAATACATATTCAAGCATCTACATAACTATAATTCATACTCCATGGCCAGTTCGGCTATTCATTCCACAACCCAATAGACTAAGTTCATATCAGATAAAAGCAAATCAGCAGTTCAAAAGCCTTAACACCGTGCTTTAAAACTGCTGATATACGCTATATGTAGTACAAGGCTGATTAGTCGTTTACTCCGTGAGCAGTAACCTCTGCATTACCCTTGCATATTTTCACGATCATGCCTTGAAGCGTCTTACCGGGTCCACATTCCGTAAACTCAGTTGCTCCATCGGCAACCATATTAGTAACTTCCTTAGTCCAAAGAACCGAAGCTGTAAGTTGAGCAATCAAGTTTGCTTTAATATCTTCAGGATTTGTATGAGCCAATCCATCCACATTCTGGTAAACGGGGCAAATGGGAGTATGGAACTCAGTCGTAGCAATGGCTGCTTCAAGTTCTTCCTTGGCAGGCTGCATCAAAGGTGAATGGAAAGCACCACCTACGGGCAATACCAACGCACGTTTTGCTCCGGCTTCCTTCAAACGCTGGCAAGCAACTTCAATAGCTTCAGCTTCACCCGAAATTACGAGCTGACCGGGACAGTTATAATTGGCAGGCACTACAACCTTACCAGTTTCCTGACGTACAGCTGCACAAACTTCTTCAACCTTTTCGTCAGACAAAGCAATAATAGCTGCCATAGTTCCCGGCTGAGCTTCGCAAGCCTTTTGCATAGCCTTTGCACGTGCAGCCACCAACTTCAAGCCATCTTCAAAACTCAGACAGCGAGCTGCTGTAAGCGCAGAAAGTTCTCCGAGAGAGTGACCCGCTACCATATCAGGCTGAAAGTCTGAACCCAAACACAAAGCGCTAACTACGCTATGCAAGAACATAGCAGGCTGCGTAACCTTAGTTTGCTTCAGTTCTTCGTCGGTTCCTTCAAACATAATATCGGTAATACGGAAACCCAATATTTCGTTTGCTTTCTCAAAAAACTGCTTTGCAATAGGGTGCTTTTCATACAGGTCTTTACCCATACCTACAAACTGTGCTCCCTGGCCTGGAAATACAAATGCTTTCATTGTTTATTTTCTTATTTGATAGTTATGCAGATGCTCAATTCATTTCGACCATCTATATATAGCATACTAATGAATCCGGAAAAGATACCGATTCGCCCGTCCTCATTACAGAACCAGACAAAACTACCCATTATTTGCTGTGCGCAAAGATACAAAAAACCAATGAAATAATCAACCTTCAAACAAATGTTTTACTTTTACTTCGTCAAGTTCACGTACAGCCCGAAACCACAACAAATAATTCGAATCTGCGCCTCTCGTGATTTCCCAATGCATACATCGTCAAATACATCAAGGCAAAAGATACAACGGTCCTTTACCTCTACCTGCTTCATAAACAGCCCCTTTGCGTAATGCCTTGGTCAAGAAAGCCTTGGCACGCCCAACCGCTTCGGGCAATCCTGCGCCTTGCGCCACAGCTGCTGCTATAGAAGAAGATAGCACACAGCCTGTACCATGCGAATTGTGAGTATCAACGCGTACTTCATTGTCAAACTCATGCCAGCATCCATCTGCATAAAGCACATCTACCGGAACACCCTCTGCATGTCCACCTTTTACCAAAACCGCAACACCGCCAATCATATCACTTAAGACCTTTGCAAGTTCCTTTTGATTCTCTGTATTTTTATCGGCCAGCAACATAGCTTCGGGCAAATTAGGCGTTACAAGATGGCATAATGGCATCAACTCTGTACGCAACACGTCTACAACTTCCTCATCCATCAGACGCTTTCCGGAAGTAGAAACCATAACTGGATCCAATACAACAAAATTCGGAGCAAATTGCCTAATGGCTTTAACAATACTCCGCATCACACCTACAGAGGGAATCATTCCAATTTTCACAACATCGGGTTTCAAGTCGGTAAAAACAGCTACAATCTGGTCGTAAACCAATTGAGGCGAAACAGATGATGCATAAACAACTCCTTGCGTATTTTGAACAGTCAAAGAGGTGATAACGGCCTGACCGTAACACTTCCAGACACTAAACACTTTTAAATCGGCTTGTATGCCGGCACCTCCCGACGGATCCGAACCGGCTATAGTCATACACACTTTATACTTTTTCATACTCTCAGACGCTTACATAGGTAGATTCAATAAAAAATGCCTACTTTATTCAGAGCAACCACATTCATTCACCAAGCTGTATGAAAATCACGAAGACTTTAAAATACAGTGAAGCAGAATGCCGAATAATCTGAATAAAGCAGGCTTATAACATACATATAATAAGTTGGCGTTCAAAATTTTGAATACCAACTCACTATATGCTTTATACTTAATTACTTGATAATATCAAGTTCGCGGAACACTTTACCAAGCGACTCTACCGCTCTGTCCACTTGCTCCTTGGTATGCGTAGCCATCAGTGCCACTCGAACCAGGGTATCGTGCGGAGCACAAGCGGGAGGTATTACCGGATTGATAAACACACCGGCATCAAATGCACGAGCTGTCGCAATAAAAGTTTTTTCCGTATCGCGTACGTAAAGCGGAATAATAGGCGATTCAGTTTCTCCAATTTCAAAACCTTCTTCGCGGAAACGCTTCAAAGCATAGCGAGTCACATCCCACAAAGCTTCAATACGCTCAGGTTCTTGCTGAAGAATGTGCAATGCCTCCATAGCACAAGCTGTAGCAGCAGGAGTATTCGACGCCGAGAAGATATAGGTACGCGAATTATGACGCAACCAGTTGATAATACTTTCGTCAGCAGCGATAAAACCACCAATAGAAGCAAGCGACTTACTGAAAGTACCCATTATCAAATCCACCTCGTCGGTCAAACCAAAGTAATCGCAAACACCACGTCCGTTGCGACCAAACACACCAATACCATGTGCTTCGTCGACCATAATGGTTGCATTATACTTATGTTTGAGTTTCACAATTTCAGGCAAGTTTGCCAAATCACCTTCCATCGAGAACACGCCATCAACCACAATAAGCTTTACAGCCTCGGGAGCGCACTTTTGAAGTTGACGTTCCAAGTCAGCCATATCGTTGTGCTTGTACTTCAAACAAGTAGAAAACGACAAACGGCGACCATCAACGATTGATGCATGATCACGATCGTCACATATTATATAATCCTCACGACCGGTTAAGCAAGATATGACACCTGAATTTACGGTAAAACCAGTAGAATAGCACAATGCGTCTTCCTTACCTACAAAGGCGGCAAGTTCTTTTTCAAGTTGAACGTGCAAATCAAGCGTACCATTCAGAAAGCGCGAACCCGCACAACCTGAACCATACTTATCCATGGCTTTTTTTCCTGCAGCAATGATTCGCTCATCACCCGTCAAACCCGTGTATGCGTTAGAACCGAACATCAACACATGATGTCCGCCCATTTCGACCTCAGTTCCTTGCTTTCCTTCGATAGCGCGGAAATAGGGATATACGCCCTGAGCTTGATATTGTTGCGGCAGGGTGTATTTTGCCAATCTGTCTTGTAAAATTCCCATGTATTATATTTATCATGGAAGGTGATACGACTTTATCCTACCATCCTTCGTTCATAATTTTTTGCAAAGATACGTTTTTTCGTATAATCAAGCACTTTAAAAACTAAAAAAATGCACGTTAGTACCATAATTTGTGCCATTTCGAACAGCAACAAGCACTTCCTTCAACAACAGCACAAGCTGCATAGTTCTGCATTTCAGCATCAAACATCTATCCATTTCTTAATAAGTAGCTATTCTGCACCAACTTATGTAATGTCATTTTTCAATAATAGTTCTCCACCTTATGCAGATACTATATCAACAACTGAATGTAAATCAATGGAATGCAACTTTGGCTCTACATTATTATAGATAACAGCCCCTACAACGGCCAACCTTGGTCATTAGACGTATAGTTTTACCTACTCCACTAAGCCCAAACTCAAAACAATCGGATTGGATAGCACTTCGCCGCTTGTTATACGCATGGCAGCTTTAACAAATAATTTAATAAGAGTAAAAATCAGACACCCACCCTTGCTCCAATCTCCAAACAAAACAGTCGTGCGCCAAACCGACTTTAATGTATTTTCTAAAGCCCTGATTATCAACAGCTCCGAATTTGCCAAAACTAGCTCGGAACTAATTTCAACTAGCTCGGAACTAATTTTGACAATCGCGGAACTAATTTCAACAATTACGGAGACAATTTGAAGAAAATACGAATCTATGTCTTTTCCTGATTTAGCTAGACAGTTTTTTCTTTTATAACCGTTATCAGTAG